GAGTAGGTCCCTAGTAAGCGCTTTTTCTCCCTCCCATGGTTTTATATACCATACACTATAACTCATTTTATTAGAAAATATCTTAAAATACTATAAATACATATAATATATACAGAGCAATAAGGTAATAAGAAAATATAGCTGTAAAAATAGGGACCTTAAAAAGTTAGCATTTTGAGTTAAAAAGTTAGCATTTTGAGTAAAAAAGTTAGCATTTTGAGTAAAAGTAGTTAGCATTTCTGAGTAAAAGTTAGCATTTTGAGTAGCATCAACTGGTATCCAAAATATCTATTATCCCAGGATCCGTTACCACACTATTTAAAAAGGCGTTTTAGCGGAACGTTTCTACTTAAAATTAAAAAATGTTATCATTATAATAAATGCATACATGTCCCAACTGTCTATATACTACCACGAGGGCGTATAATTTAACGCGTCATATCCAAATGAAACATTCTGAGAATGAAGCATTAGAGAATACACCTATATTACTACATACGTGTTCATTTTGCAATAAAATATTTTCTCATAAATCCAGTAAATCTAGACACGATAGGGTATGTATAGAAAAGAATAAGCCTATAGTTCCGACGCCACAACTACCATCGGCACCTATTCTAGAAATCAATACCAACCTGCTAACTTATCCGCCAACTGGTATAGATAACAGACATTTTGATTTTTTGAGAGATCATATTACTGCGACAGATATGAAACGAATATTTGATAACACACCCGTTGAACTCGGATTTCGCCGTTATATTTATTCTATTTTTAAACGCCCAGAGAATAGAATCGTTCATAAAACCCATCCCAATAATAATTATAGCAAAGTACACGTGGGTAAAGGAGAGTGGTCTATAGAACTAGACGACGATGTATATAAAGTCATTACCCATTTCTTAACCTGTGCCGCCCTTCAAAGCACCGAAGATCATACGAAGTTTATGAAATCCATTGAAAAAAAAATAAGACTTTATCTAGACGATGTAAATACCCAGAACGACGAAAATGACAATTATCTAAAAGCAACCCAACGCATCAAATTAATCATTGTGAATCTTACAAATAAATGGAAAGAAGAAGGGCTCATCCAAACATAAAATATATCACTATTGTATAATAATAAATGCCACAATCTGCCTCCGGTAAAAAAATTTATGTAGGTAGCAAAGGTGGTATATACGTTATAGTAAAGGGCAAGAAGAAATATATCCAATTAAGTGCGGCGAGCCCGAATACCTGATTGAAATATATCATCAAAAAGCACTGGATAATCCGCCAGCATTTGCGCCGGCGTTGTCTGATAATGGTCAGGTATATTCCAATCTATTTTATATTCATCTAATTTTCTGAGAATAGCTATATCGTTTTTATAAGCGGCCGGATCTTTAAAATGGTGAATCGCATTTACAACCGCTACATGCCCAGACGTTAGTCCACGCTTTTCTGCTTGATTGAGTGTAACCCACGCCCCTTTCTTCAATAATAAATGAATCAATGCGAAATCTCTCTTTTTTATAAGCGCCAACAATAATGGTGATACACCATTTCTATCTAAAGTATGTGTATAAACCTCATTTTCTGGTATCGCTAACATTTTCTGAATGTTAGATAGGGGCTTATTTTCAAAGATAGCCAAATACAGTGGCGTAATTCCGTCCTCGTCTATATCTAACACCATTTTACTATAGATTACATTATTTTTTCATTTTTTATCATAAATAACGAAAAATTGAAATTCGCGGGTCTTTAAGTGTATAGCTCATGTAATCCAGCCAAAATGTCCACCAAACTACTCGCCACTCTGCTGCCCTACCAAAACGAAGCCGTCCGCTGGTGCCTAGACCACGAAGAGCAGGGCGGTATCCTCGCCTACGACATGGGTCTCGGCAAGACAGTGATTGCTTGCGCTGTAATGGTGGCGCGCCCGATGAAAACCCTAGTGATGCTGCCGACCTCTCTGCTCTCTCAATGGGCGGCCGAAGTGGTCAAGCACACCACAGGTCTGAGTGTTAGCATCTACCATGGCCCCAGCCGCCAAAACACTCGCGGTCAAACCTTTGAGGCAGATATTGTGCTCAGCACGCCGGCCATTGTCGGGCGCGACATCCACAATGGCATTGAGTTTCCCCAAGAGCGCTGGATTATTGATGAGGCGCACCGGCTAAAAAATGGTGAGGGCAAAACCTACCAGCGGCTGGAAGAAGGCGCACACATGGCCAAATACAAACTGTTGCTTACTGGAACTCCTATTTGCAACCAAGTATCTGACCTTGTGTCCCTAATCTGCCTAACAAACTTTGAGCCCTACAACCACTCCAGCTTTTGGAAGGGCATGCACACCCCCAAGAAAGTAAAAACAGTGAAGAAAATCTCTGAGCAGGTGTTGCTGCGGCGCACCAAGGAGGATACCATTCCGGAGATGTTGCCGACTCTGACCACAAAGGTGGTGCCGGTATTTCTCCCCGAAGGCATTCAGACAGACACATACGAATATTTCCTAAACGACGAAAAAATACTGCGGCGGATTCTGAGGATGCGGCAGGCCTCCAACAACCACAAACTGTTGGGGAAAGAAATTGCCCTGCACGATGAGGCGCGCCTGAGTGAGTATGAAGCAAGTGAGCTGTCTGTCAAAGTGACCGCTCTGCGCACCATTTTGGAGGCTATTCCCTCCGGCGAAAAGGTGTTGGTTTTCTCGCAATTCACCTCGCTCCTGTTCCGCCTCTGCAAAGAGCTAAACTATGGCGCGGAAGAAGCCTACCTCTACCATGGCGGCTGCAGCGCCGAGGAGAAAACAAAAATGATAGAGACTTTCAAAAGCAGCCCGACCGCAAAGATCCTCTACATCAATCTGCGCGCCGGTGGCTGTGGTCTGAATCTGGTAGAGGCCAACCATGTAGTGATGCTGGAGCCCTACTGGAACGAAAGCGAACAAAAACAAGCAATCGATCGGGTGTTTCGCATTGGACAGCAGCGACCGGTCACTATTTACAAACTCTTTATCCGCAACAGCATTGAGAGCTGGCTGCAGAAGCTCCAGCAGACAAAAAAGCAGCTGGCGGCGAGTATGATTGACAAGCAGCAGACACCCGAGTGCGCAGCCGAAGAGCTAACTCGCAACCAAATGGAGACAGACTATCTATTTCAGCATGTGGGCTATACTTCGCCCAACCGAAAAGATATCTTCCTCTTAAAAAACAATGGTGAGTATGAGCAGCTGACTGAAGCACTCACGAAAATGGGTGTGTATTAATAAACAACACACACAACACAAAAACAAAAAATTTTATATTTCCTTATTCCTTAGTAAGATATATGCAGATTGAAGCACTTGCAACCCCAATGCAATTAGGTGTAATCATTGGTAGTGGTGGAAGTGGAACTATATATCAGCATCCAACCGACACTAACTTGGTCATAAAAACGAACTTTGGAGGGGGTAATATAGAATCTCTTATAGTTGAAGTAGAAAATATGCAAATTATAAAATATAGATTAAGAAATTATAAAGCAACTTTGAAAAACTTAGTTTTATATAAAAGTGTTTCATATTACCAATATCCATCAGGTTTAAAAAATATATATATTGAAATAGAAAAATATGATACCGATTTAAATAAATACTTGATAGATAAAAAGAACGAATTCAATTTATCTTTAATCGATAATGTAAAAAAAACATTAGAATCCATACTCACTGCCTTTAGAGAAAATGGTATTATGCATAAAGATATAAAACCTGAAAATATCTTATTAAATGTTGATACACGCAACGTTGTTGCCTTAGCAGATTTTGGTTCGGTCACTATTAAATACGATAACTTTAATGAAGAATACTACGAAGAAGGTATTGAATATTATAAGGGAACTGTATTTTATATGAGCCCAATGGCGATATGTAATATAGAGAGTTATAAAAATGATACTTGGGCACTCGCATGTGTATTATTAAACATGATTACATTATACAGCACTCGGACAATACCTAATAACCGTGATTATTTTAATGTAATTCGCACTAAAAGTATTTCAGCCGCTTTTCTAAGTATTTTAAGAATACCCATAGATATATCAACCGACCCAGAATTTACATCGGAAAGAATAATGGAGGCTCTATTAGATGATAATAAATCCACTGAACCATGTAATGATTTCGTGGATTGTGTTAAAAAAAATACAAATAAATTAGATGGAGAAAACATAGAAGCATATATCAGGGTTAATAGAGAATCCTATTATAAGGCATTTAGGAATAATAGAATCAAAGACCATTTAGACTATATTTTAAATATTTTTAAATCGTTTTACGATTTTTCATATAATAAAGAACAAACGTTACTAGTAAGTGGAGGATACAAATTAAGAAATTCATTAGAACGTTATAAGAATATATTAGAAAAGATCAGGAATGGAGAAGAAGACCTTAATAAAATCCTCGGAAGAAATACAATGAGAAAACTCAAAAATCTTTACATGTCTCAAACGCAAAAAGGAAAAAAATGATATGTTAAAATAAATTAACCTAACAATGACGATGACTCCCACCGAAGAATACACCAACCAACAGCTTGTGGAGAAGGATTTTGCGGAATTTATCAAAGATCTGAACGAAACTCAAATTCGTGAAGCCAAAGAGCTCTTTAATAAACCCCATATGCGTGGATTTCTAAAAAACTATACCTTTCATAAACAGAAGTTTGAACAAGAACTTAAGGCTTACTCTTCTTAGCCTTCCCACATCCACTTGCAAGTTTAATAGGAAAAATATCATTATATTTATAAAAAATGAATCACCCTATATAGATATTATCAAGAATTTACCTGCAACGATCATCTTCTAAACGTTCTTATAAGTGTTAAAGATGGTGGTTTCATATAAATATGAAATTATATTTATCAAAGATATCATGAATGATAATGCGATTCATATTCCTGAGCATCAAAGGCCTTTTATCTGGGATATGAAGCACCAAGAAAAGTTAATAGATACTATTATGAGTAGGTTTCCTATGCCAAACTTAATATTTTCTGAGGAACACGTTTATAAAAAAGACAGTCATCCTGAGACTATCAAATGGCTTGAAGATGGTCAGCAAAGATATTATACTATAAAAAATTTCTTTGATAATAAAACTGTATGGAATGGAAAAAAATATAAAGATTTTAATGAAGATGAACGAATTCACTTTATGACGTATAATATATGTATTACCAAGTTTTATGATACAACACAAGAAGAAAAAATAAAAATATTTGATAACTTACAAAATGGTGTTGCTTTAACACCAGGACAACGATTTCATGCACAGAAAAATACTCTTCTCGTTAAATATGCAATTGAACGTTTTATGACAAAAGATAAATATTTCTACAATCGTATGTCAAATATTTATGGAGAGCATAACTTTATAAAAGATACAAAGTCAAAGACATTTCTAAAAAATATAATGGCGCTAGCAGGAGGAGTTGCTCATGGAGCGAACTTTATTACAACCTCATATGATATATTGGGACCTGTTCTTAATACACCATTTGATGAAGCAAATGCAGATAAATGTGTAGATAAATTGCTGAATATCTTTGAAAAAGTAGCCAAAGAAGTTACAATTCCTAAGAAAAATAAAAAGAAAATGTGGGATATCGGTTATATTACAGGATATATTCTAGCAACGTTATATTTATACACAGATGATATTGATAATATGGAAACTAAATGGGTAACGTATATGATATGTATTCATACAGGAAAGAAAACGATTGATCTGCTTCATTATAATAAACCAGGATCACGAAACTGGACACTAAACCGTTGGAAGATAGGAATTAACAACCTTATTTCTCCTCCTAAAGAAATTATAGACATAAATGACACAGAATCATCATATGGTGACGAAGATACAGAATAACAATATAATATACCTTTCATAAACAGAAGTTTGAACAAGAACAGAATGCTAAGGCTTAGCATTAGCCTTCTTCACCGCCCTCCCACCACTACCACCACCGCGCGCGAGTGTTACCGTGTGCGATAATCCAGAGATTCTAGGCTTATTTAAATTTGTCATAATATTTGCCCAATAAGTGTCTTCTTCCTTTTCAATGAATGGCTTATTATTTCTATAATCCAGATTTAACATTTTTAGATGTTTGTATATATATTCCCATTTTTTTAACAAATGTTTAACCTCTACAATTTGTTCCCGCGCTGATTCATTATTCGTGATATAGGCGCATAGTTTCCATAAGTTAATTTCTTGTTTTATCTTCGGCATCTTTCCGTTTGATTCCGGCGCCGCTATTATTATGATTACGATACACCATAATTGCCGCCTTTGCAACAATGCTAGAAAAATGCTCGGCATTCGTGCATACGGATAAACCGATATTTAGTGCAGAAGGCGTTCTCATTTACTTTACTAATAATGTATGATATATATAATATGATTAAGGGATCCGATCAAGTAAGTAAATGCATGCGTAAAAAATGCCCCACTGAGACAGATAATTTTGAAAAAGAGGCTAGCGATCTAACGTCACCGGATAAAAAAAGACTAATGCAGAAATTCGTCGTTATATCCCAACAGTTACATGAGGGTAAAATATCACCTAGCCAGGCCGCTACACAAAAACGCCTACTGCGTGCTGCAGCCAATCAAAAACCAGCCGTGCAAAAGTATCGGCAATGTATGGAACAACGCTGCGAAGACGCCATGTATGTTATGGCCAACGGCACCATCGCATTCATTGAAGAAGCCATAGAACAACGGCGTGTCGGCCGCCAACCCATTACTCAGCACAAGAAGATATTAGCTTTCCTCATTGAGGCAGTGCGTGACCACCGTGTTACCCCACAACTTATATCCGAAGCTTTGTCAGAACTGCCGCCCTAAATATAAAGCTACGAATAGAGTATAGTATGTGTAAAATACAACCGCTACAGCCTCCTCTACCAATACGTCCATATGACAAAGCAGTGTATAATGATGAGTTGGAAACATATTATATTCCTAAGCGTCCTGAGGCGCCAGACAGAGCTTTATCTCCCCCAAAGAAGCTACACTGTATTTTAGAATAATCGGAAAGTTATTTTTTAGATATACTTCCACCACATTGTTTAGATTCGTGCATTTTGTGAACATGGTAAGGTATTTGAGACTAAAGACCCCTTGAATAATCTCTTGGGTGCTACTGTTATTCACAATATTAAAATTCTGACTATTTTCGGTTCCCAAAATGGTCTCTTGTTGCACACACTCGCCCTTGCATTTAAAATAAATATTGTTTTCCACGCAACGCACTTCAATGTTATCGGCCAAATTATTCATATCCCGAATAATCTTCTGGAGATCCACCGATGGCATGGTGATAATGCTCTGAAAATCAACGGGTGGAATATTATATTCCAGTGCATTAATATCCAACATGGCCAGGCGATAGGTAGTGCGAATATTCTTATCCATGTTTTCAATCCGAATACCCAGACGGTTCCTGTCTTCTTTTTCAACAAACAGGGTGAGAATATCCCCATTGGTAATGGTTTTAATCAGAATATGCAGCTTTAGTATATTGATGCCAACATACAGTTTCTTCTCACAATGGTAATTCTCAAAACGATCGGCATTGAGCTTTAAATGCACCATAACCACATGGGTGGTGTCCATCGCTACAATTTTTAGACCGGTCTCATCAAATTCCAGATTGACATCCATTAAAATTTCCTTCAGTGCATCCACCACTTGTTTAAAGGTTGATGCTTGAACGGTTTTTAATTCCAATAAAAAAGCTGACTCCATATAACTACTACTCTTGTATCAAGGAAAGCTCTTTAAATAGTTTTACGTTGCGTTGCGCGGCGCCGCGCTACTCTAAAATGGGGTTGAGTTGAATTGCCCCCGGTTTATGCACAATGTTTGTTACGGGTGCCGCCCGCGGCGCACTACTGGTCTCTACCGGAACAGCATTCTGTCGCATCATTTTCTGCATTTCCGCATCGTAACTATCCGCGATTTCTCTCCGTGTTTCCCAATCCGTTTTGGGTTTTTCCACAATTGGTGGCAATTCTAGTAATGTGCAAATGGTTTTCACAAGATCCCGTCCACAATCCTCATAACATGCCCGAATCTGCTCTGTCCCAATTTCTTCAGGGACATTTTGTTGAACAATCATTAGATCTTCCACGTTCATTCTTTCTTTCTTATACAAATGAAAAGAAGTTATGTTTATATCATTTGACGCCATAGCTATTTGCGATGGCATAGGCCATTTCTTCATAGGGATGTTCCATATAACTTCCTTTTACATCGCTAATATTTTTCGGCGTCATACTGGCATAGGTTTGCACCATTACATTATTCGTTGGGTCTAAATAAATATTCTCATCCAGATCTGGATTCGCGCGAATAAGAGGATACCCTTTCCGTAGGCGATAAACCTGATAATTACGGGCTTTTAGCTTTTCCAGAATGAGTTCCTTATACACCCGTTGATAGATATGCACCTTTTCATGGATTAGCAGACGCACAATGTCATCCACGGATTGCCGAAACACATCGGGTGTGATAAATATATAATCCGCCCGTGTATGTGGCAAACCATTTTCATAGTAGCCAGCCGTCATAATAAATTTCCAAGGTAGATTTTTGAAGAGCACGGGATCAATGTAATAATTCCGATAGGTCTCAAAGAATTTACTTGCTGCATCCACGGCATTTATAAGGACCAATTTTTGACCTTCTGTAATCAACAGCACATCCGCCGCGCTCTTTTTTAAATATTCTTGAACCGTGCTGGCCTTTCTAGCAATTAAATCTTCGGTGGATAATTGTTGTGCATACCCGTCTAAGTCAAATTGTAAAAAACGACGACCAAACTCTATAGGGATAATTAGTATCTGCTGGTCAATAAATGTCTCTCTATATATCTTTTTAAAGAAAAATAGAGATAGAACCGTCAGCCCACTGAGAGACATTAATAGGATTAAGTTATTATCAACCATATATTATTAGATATATTATTATATACCCTTAATATAGAATGGAAGAATCCAATCTTATGGAAACATTTCTTGGAATACTCGGTCAGCTAAAGGTATTCCATTGGGCAACCATGAGCTTCTCAAAGCATAAAGCGCTGGATGACCTGCATGGTGCCTTTGGTGAGCTCGTAGATCGTTTCATTGAAGTCTATATTGGTAAATTCAAGAAACAACCTATTAAGAGCTTTAAAATCACCATGCACGCCCATTCTGATGTCAGCAAACTAGATAAATACCTAGAGACTGAGCGTGAAGCACTGCGTAAAATCCACACACAGTGTGTAAAAACGACCGAACTACAAAACATTGTAGATGAAATGATGGCCGAATTTAACAAAGCCATCTACCTATGCAACCTTAGCTAAGTAGGTGGATAGGATCTCCAGATATTAGTGATTGTGGGGAAACTTTTTACACTACCTCCTTCATTTTGTAAAATATTTAATTCACGAATCATCGCACTTGTAATATACCATGATGAACCGGACAATTGATGATATTCTAAATCGGAAAGAGTAGCTTTTATATTTTTCTCATTCCAAGCATCCTTTGGTAGAGCTTGGAATTTTTCTTTATATAGCTTATGGATACGTAAGTATTTTCTTAAAGCGGTTTTTGTCTGTGAACATGGAACCGCACCAAAGTATTTCATATACCATGTTTGGCCTTCTGTTAATACCAATTTCTCAGGCGATAATATATCATTAAAATATATTTTGATGATAAATGGGTATTCTTTACTGCACCATTTTAGTGAGGTTTGAATCAATCGTTGCATTCCTCCATGCGTCATATCTTTCATAATTGCAATATTGTTTTCATGATCAATCGTCATTACGATATATGCATTTGACTTTCCAAAATAAATTTCAGTAATATCATCATCACCCATATATAGCTACATTAAACCAAATAAAATATTAAGCTTGGGCAAGTGGATTAAACCCATAGTAGCGCTCATGGGCGGCAATCGCAATATCAGTGCAAAAAACGACGGCTTTAAGAGACTCCTTCTTCGTCCATATCATCCCCTATATACATTTGTTGATAACGTCGGACTTTCATCAAACCACCAAATAAACGTTTTCTCTGTGGCTTCAAGGGTTTCCAATCCATCTCTGGAAATTCATCTCCATTTATTGCTATGATGTGTGCATCGCCACCACCCAATGGTATAGTCCAAGTTTCAGTAACTAGGGTTTTCTTACGGGGACTAAATAGTGCGAATGGAGAATATACGGTGATATGGATAAATGGCACACACTGATACGCCTTATAAATAGACTTATAAAACTCGCTCCAAGTCGTAGAGGATTTATAAAGAGCAAGGGCATCATTCCTTGGGATTGGGGTTAAACACAAGCTATGATCCCAAATGCGTTGAAATGCAGTATCATGAAGTTTGGAATGATAGTAAAGTCTTTTTAACTCTTCATAATTTTCTTTATCCACTGGCTCGGCATGAAAATAACGTTCATACCATGTCTTTCCATGCAATATAAATGACATATTTGAATTCGGAATTTTCTTTCCATTGCATTCAAAAACTGCTTCATCTGTTACAGATAAATGCTCTATGTTTGGAAATAACCACTTAATGAATGTAAGCGCACCATTTACCATTTCTCGCGTCCCTATTTTTCTTGGCATAGGTTCATTAGAGGAACATCGTTCATCGTAAGAAACACTTTGTAAAATGGCTAAAGATGCATCTATGAGAATAAGCATACACATAGGATTTTTTTTGCTTCCAATAAATACAGAAATGCTTTCATCTGTTAGCACTTTTGCATAAAATACATACCTTCCACTTTGAATACGATAAAACTCCATAGATTGTTATTTAATGTTTATATAAAATAAAATATAAGCCTTTTATACACGAACAAGTGGATTAAATCCGTAGTAGTGCTCATATAAAAAGTGTAGCATGCCATGGGCAGCAATCGCAATAGAGAGCAATAGTATGCTGGTGGCATTTACTTGATTTTTATAGTTTATATACAATAGAATCAGTGCAATGCCAATGGTTAATCCACTGAATATAAGTGCAAAAAAAGAGGGCTTTAGGAGTTTCATGCTTAATGTTTCATAAGATATAAATTTTTAATTAACGCGTATGCAGAGTGGTGATTAGACCACATGAATCTAGTGCGTCTTCCATTTCAAATTTGGAAGTGACTGAATCACATAGATATTTATAAGCCTCAGGGAGGTGCTCCCGAATGAAGGCAATATAGAATTCCGCCGTTGTGTCATATACATCCGGCTGTTTGTAATAACTTATATTTTTGCCACTGTAATAATAGTCGCTATAGAAAACATAATTCACGGGTTCATCATGTGCCTCTTCTGTGACCGACGCTACAGACAACGCATCCTCCTTCACCTCTGCACCCGCCTCATCAAACCCTATAATCTCCGTCGCTAGCCCCAAGGGTATGCTTTTGTGAAACACAATTTCATTACAGTAGTCTTCGGCCGGATAAAAATCCAGAATCTCTTGGACAGAAGGAACCTCTGCAATGGTATCATGAAAGTAGGTATCGTATCCAATACTACCGCATCTATCACAGAGGTTGAAATGCCAGTGCTTTGTATAGTCCAAGAGAGACAATGGGAAGAGAATCAGAATATTATCCGCTTTGTTCAATTCATATTTAGCTATTTTTTGAAAGATACGCGCTCTATCATATCCGAGATCCATATACACCCCTGGATAGTCGCCACGGCCGACTTCATATGGCTTATCAAAGTTCTGATTCATGTAGCTATATATACCATGCGCTTGCACCCTTTTCTTATAACGTTCATAAGGCGCATCAATGCTGCTGCCACCCTCTGCATGCGCAGCCAACATTCGCCTATAATTATCCTTACTTGTTAGATGCGCACAACAGAGGAAGCCTTTGCTTTCTAGCACCGCGGCGATAGACTCCATGATTCGTTTATCTTTTATCTAGTTCGCAATAGTGTCTCATTTTTTAAGCTCAATTTTATTATCAATCAATGTTTGACGAATCTTGGTGCGAAGTGGGTCCGCAATGGTGGCATAATCCTGAGATTTAATCGCCGCTTTTATGCGAACGACTGTTCCAGTGCTATTGATTAATTCCACCTCTACCGAAGGCGGAGGCGTATCTAAAACACCATCGGTTGTTAATAGCATTTGTTTAATCACATCCTTTATTTTATCCATATCTTTTTCATTGTTAGAGATAGTCACGTCATTCACGAGATAGCGCACAGGTTGTCTGGTTTGATTATAAATAATACTGTCCTGAATTTTACGATTTGGAATGGTGATGATGCTATCCGTTTCAACATCCTGTAATATGGTGTTTAAAATGGTGAAATCAACCACTTTGCCTTCTACGTCGCCTACTTGTATAATTTCCCCGATGGAATAGGTTTGCAATAGGGCCAAGAGCACACCCGAGGCAATATCACTGAGACTGCCTTGAACTGCGAGACCAATCGCTAGACCGGAGGCACCTAGGAGAGCAATCAAACTTGTAGATTCAATACCCAGAATACGCAATACAATAAAGAACGAAATCACCATGATCGCATAATAAGAAATATTACCCAGAGTAATAAATACCAGACTGGTGCTCTTTACCTGTTGTGTTTTCTCTGTTTTAGTGGTGCCATCTTTGCTGCTATTCACATTGATGATATCGGTAAGGTCTTTTTTCCCAATATTATAGATGCCCTTGGAAATGATGTTCGCAACAATATGGGCCAATATCAGCACGACGATACCAATCACCACTTGGACACCTTTATAGACGAATGTTCCACCAAGGTTTTCTATCTGTTTAATTTTAATTTTCATATTACACTCTATACATATTATTATTTTCGGCATATTCCAACGCTACAACTAGATGGGCTTTCCGGGGCTGGGCTACACGCGCCCCTTTCAAGTAATTGCGAGCTACTGGATTCGCATGAATGGCCGCTTTTAACTCCTTAACCGTTAAACGATTGTATGCCAATGCGCCTCCTTCTGTGATACCTGAAAGTCGTAATAGAGGTTGTGGTTCTATGCGTTCTCGTAGTGTCATACGAGGAGCTCTCGTTTTCCGACTGGACGCTACTGGTAGCCCACTCATGCGACCAGTTGAACTCATGCGAGGTGGCGGAACAGGTCTATTACTTTCCTCCCATGATTTTACACTTTGCAACGTCTTATTGCGTTGATGTTCTATTATTGCTCGTTCTTCAGCTTCAACTACATCATATTGCTGTTCATAAGTTAAAGGAGTTTTTTCTTCCTTTGCTAATAATTTTAATAAGCCAGGTGGCATACCGCCCTTATTTGACTTCTTTCTACCCATCGCGCTACTGTTATATAATAAAGTGATATAAAGATAAGCCGCTTACATATAGATAGGAGCCTCCTTAACTCAGTTGGTAGAGTGCAAGGCTTTTAACCTTGAGGTCGTGGGTTCGAGCCCCACAGGAGGCGTAGTGCCCTTGTAGCTTAGCGGATAAAGCGCACGACTTCTAATCGTGAGACCGCCAGTTCGAATCTGGCCTAGGGTATCATCCGAAAAGTGATCGTTTTTCACCAAAATTAAGCACGAAAAAGATGTCCAATAATTCAATCATGTCTATATCAAACGGCGCCCCCGGATAAATACGCTCAAAGATGTCCCTATATAATTTTTCACACTCCGTCCGATAAGATAGAGCCCATTCTGCGCCCCGATAAAGAAGTAGCGATGTAAAAGTAGCGTAATTCCGAAAATAGATACGCACACAGTAATATAAAGTAAAAAACCTCAAGTCAATTTTTGTCTCTTGAAACCATATGCGTCTATGTGCTTTATACATAGGACCATAGTCTGCAATAAAATCCTGACACAGCTTTTGGACAGTGGTTGCCCCCTCTTCATGTTCCAACAAAATCTCACCCATAGTCATAGTAAGATTAAAAAATGCCAAAATATGGTCACGCACACAATAGAGTTCCATCAGCAAATGCTCTTCAAAATGTGGTGCCATCGCAATGCTATTCCTTGTAAAACGCACCCTTTTCATTCCATCATTATTCTATTCATGTCCCCCATTTTTTTCTGAACAGCATACTTAAGGATGTGTTGGCTATAAGTTATTAACAATGCCGTCATCATATTGGTGTCCCGAGCCAAAGCCGGAGGGTGCTCTTTTTGATCCATTCGTGTGTCAGAGAAATTCAAATAAATGCCTGTTTGTGCCGCGATTGTTGCGACTGTAGTTTCATAGAGGCAATGCAATCCACCGAAATTCGCCCACCTCCTAATGTGGCACCCTCTGAAATGGTAATGTCCGAAAACTAATTTCCCCATCTTTTGTTTTCTTTTTCTATAAAACATCTAATATTGACACACTATCCTTTATTTGAATATATTGCATTACTCCCTATACAAAGACTCTATTAAATAGATCCTCTGAAACGACACAGGGAAATGCTATCGGGTAATCCGAAGGCATATAGCGATGCATATTTAGCCAACCAATGACCCGCTCCATCCCACGGCGCAAATGACGCACACCCTCCTCTTTTGGAACCAGCTTTATGAGCTTCAATAGCATGGCCTCTGGAAAGACCACTTCGCACTCCTGAAATCCATAAC